AAACGCCAACTGCCAATCGATGACATCACCGTCGTCGACAAAACCCTTAAGGATGTCGACGTTGTCCACCGTCATGTTGCAGGTGATAGTGATCACCTGGCCATCCTTGAGCGAACCGATACGTTCGATCGCCTCGCCCGGACTTTCCATGTGCGTGGCCTCGACCTCATTGCGCTGGACGCCAAATCCGTCGATGTTGCGCACTTCTGCGAGCTTCGTGAAATTCTGCGGACTCGCGCCGTCGCCGTATTTGATGAGCGTCCCGTAGCCAATCCGTGCCTTTGTCTTCGCCATTGTTCAAACTCCTTTTTCAGTAATTAGGGTGTGGGTTGTTGTTCGTCCGCCCACACATCGAAATCGGTTGCGACCTGGTGCGTGGCCGTCTTGTCGTCGTAAAAATCCAAACTCGTCAGGACTTCAATGCCCTGGATCTCGACGGTCTCTTGAGGGGAAACCGTTTCATCGGTGACCGTGCCGGCGAATCCATCCAGACACAGCCGGATCGCTTCATCGAGGCGCTTGGCCTGGGCGTACCCGCCCGTTCCTTCGGCCGTGCTGAAGATGCGATATCGCGATCGCGCGAGGCCACTCGCTCCGCGCCGCTCCAGGCGCCGGCCCATGTGTTCGCGCGAAACCAGGCGCACCGCGGCGGCCGGGTACGAGATCGGGGTCTGCGGCAGTTGGTTCGGGTAAATCCGGGCCCCGAGCGCCGACACGCCGGCGTCGGTCCGCAACAATTTCTGCAGAGCTTGTTCAACGAGCACTTATTTAATTTCGCGGGCCTCGATGTGCATCTCGACCTTGCGGCCGTCGACGGGCAGCGGCGGTTGAATGTCCCAGATGGAGACGATGCCGGCGATCGTCAGCTTGATCCGGTGCTTGTCCGGATCGATGCCGGCGCGGAAGCGGATCCGGAATCGCGCCGTGGTTTCCGCGAAACGTTTCAGGAACGCCGGAAACTCCTGGCCGCCGAGCGGTTCAAATGCGCCCCATACGGTGAATGCGTCTTGCCAGTCCTCGACCGGAGCGCCGAAGCTGTCCTGGTCCTCGGGCACGGGCTTGGCCTGAAAGACCAAACGATGCCGGAGGGATCCCGCTCTCATGCGCGCGCGGCCGCGGCGGTGTTTGCAGACGTCTGCAAAAACGCCGGGGGGAGGGCTCCTCGATCGATGCGCGTGTAACTTGTGCCCAGCAGGTTTTTCCGACTCGTATTGTCACTGTGGGCCCGTGCCACAATGAGGCCGGCGCCGGGAACGGTGCAGAGCTGCTTGGCGCTGCGCGCGGATCGCACGAAGCTGTTGTCTTCACCGATGGGTTTATCTTCCGGGAACGGATTCGCAACCCACCATGACTTACGATAGGCGAGGGTCGTTCCTATCGCATAGCCGGGCGACCCGTCATAGCGGTAGACGTCCCCGGAAGATTCTTCATAAAAGAGTACGGAGTTAAAACCGCAGACCGCGCGGCCCGATTCTTCCATCCAGCGCACCTGTTCGGCCATGCGGCAGGGAGCGCTCCAATCGTCCGAGTCGAAATGCATGAAGATGTCGGCCGAGGAGATGGCGAGCAGGAAGTTGCGTTTCTGCGGTATCGACAACCGATCCTTCATAACCAGGCGGTAAACCGAGCGCGTCGCGGCTCCCGAGGGAATGCCTTCGGGGAACGACGGATCATCCGCATCATCCAGGATCAGCAGCTCCTTCTTCTCATAGGTCTGCCCCAGGAAAGACTCCAGCGCCTGGCGCGCATATTCCGCGCGGCCGCGCGTGGGCATAATGGCCGCGACCAGTTTCACGGCCGCAACCTCGGCTGTTTGCGGTTTCCATCCCAGTTCTCACCGAGGCGCGGCGGAGCGGCGCACAGGTGATAGCAGATGACCGTCGGAAGGTGTCTTCGGTGCGACGCGGGCCACTGCTCCGCGAAGAGCACGTCATCATGCGCAGCCGTTCCGAGCGAGTAGGGGTAGGTCTTTTGCGTATTCGCATGCCAGAGTTGGAAATATCCGATCGGGATATAGCCACGGATCGGATCCACGTACCGCGGCGACAGCGGCTGGTCGTCGGCCGAGACGAAGGCTCTCCATGCATGCTGCGGCATGCGCCGGTGATGATGCAGCTTCTCCATGCCAATCACGTCGACGCGATCGGCGCCATAAATGGCGGAACGGTCCAGATGCGAATGATTGAAGAGCATCCTCCGGAAGTTGTCCGGCAATGCGATGTCCGCATCGATGTGCAGCCGCCAACCGTGGAACTGGAAATGACCGAAGCCGGCATTGATCGCCGCGCCCTTGTTGAAGTTCCGGCGGTTCTTTTTAAAGAGATCCGTTTGCACGCAGATCGCCCCATGTTTCTTCGCGACGTTTTGCGTCCGATGGTCGTCATGGGACGTGATGACGATCATCGTGTCCAGATGCGGATGGTTCAACGTCAGGGTTGCGTCGAGCATGTCGTCGAATCCGACGCTGACCGTGACGGCTTCTAATCGCAGCTCATCGGGCCCGAACGCATCGTGCGGTTCGCCGTGGTGATGATGAGGGTGCTCGTGATGGTAATTCTTGGGGTTCATGAAAAAGAAATCCGCTCCTGTTCGATCGATGCCCAGCCGCCGCCTCGCCGCCGGCGTTCGCGTTCCATTGCGAGAAACTGCTCTCTTTCGCCGCGGCCGAACCAGTTATGAGAAACGCCGCCGACGTGCCAGAGCTTCAACGGCACTTCCACGGGCGGCGTTTTCCAGGAGAGCAACAAGGTCGAGTCATAGTTGCCCGCGTGCGTCCAGTGCGTGTCGAGCAGCGGCCGCCGGCGCGCAACCGGATCCGAGGTATGGAAGAGCTGAAAATATCCGTAACCGATGCGATCGTCCGAAATGCGCGGGACGCGAGGATCGTCGATTTGAAACGGAGTGTTCGCATCGAGCCGCCAACATCCATGCAGCCGGCCCGGCTGCGGGTCGATCGATTCAATCCTGGCGCGCCAGTCTTTCTCCGGAACGACGTCGGCATCGATGAGCAGAAACCAGTCTTCCCACGGCACGGCGTGTATCCGTGCTTCCTCGAGCGCAGCGCCTTTGTTGAATGCGGCGCCCTTCGCGTAGAACACGTCGGTTCGGTGGATGGTGAGCCCGTATCGACGCGCGAGCTCGACAGTCTCCTCGTCTTGGGTATCGGTCACGATCGTCCATGAGGACAAATGCCGTTGCCAGCGCTCGATGCCGAGCGCCAGGAAATCGGCGTACTTCACGGCGACCGTGAGCGCGTGAATGTTCATGCCAGCTTGTGGATATAGAAACTGATCGGCGTGCCGCCTTCGATCGTGTGATAGACCGTCAGATCGCGCGCTTTCGCGAACTCCTTCACCGCCCGAAAGACGTCGGTACCTTTAACGAAATCGTGGCCGGCCAGGATGCCGCCGGCGTCGATCCGTTCCCACCACGCTTCGAGGTCCGCCTTGACGCTCGCATACAGGTGGCAACCGTCGATGTAGACGAACTGGAGGTGCCAATCGCCATGCAGTTGGCGCGCGGCCTCGGGCGACTTCCACTGCAGAAACCGGATACGGTCCGCGTAGGGCAGCATCCGCGCGACGACGAGCGCCTTATCGAATTCCCGCGGCCAGGGCATGCCCTCGTAAGGCAGGTAGGGGTCAATCAGGAGCAACCGGCCGGGGCTGACCCAGGTCTTGAGAAACTGCTCGGAAAACTCGCCGCAATCCACGCCGACCTCGGCGGCCTGGACGACGCCGTATCGGTTGCAAAGCACGCCGAATTCAGAGCGGGATAGGATTTCGGGTGAAGGCTCAATTGCGAACATGATTCTCCATCAATCGTGAAAACCGTTCTCCGCTGGTACGCCAGTCGTAATAGGCGAGGGCCTTCTCGGCCCAGTACATGCGCTCCTCTTCCTTCCACACCGCGACCTGGTCGCGGATCACGAACCCTAAATCGGAGTGCGCAATGTTGGAGGGAATCCGGCAGAGCGCGCCGTCGATTTCCGGCAACACATCCGACGCCGGCAAATTGGTGATCGGCGTCATACCGCAGGCCACCGATTCAATGATCTTTCGGAATGCGCAGCCCCATTGACTGGAGGTGGCCAGGTGGACTTTGTATCCGGCGAGCCGGCCGAGGTAATTCGGAGTGTCGGCGCCGCGATTGCCATAGCCGGGATGTTTGAGGACATCGAGACCGAGTCTTGCGGCGTGCTTGAACGCCATCTCGCGAATCGGGTAGCACGGCTGCAGAAAACCGGACACCAGTGCATCGCGCCGCGCGCCACGCTCTTGGAGGATCGGCCGAATCACATCC